GCCAACCATCATAGGAGATTCCTTCATGATGGTGTACAGATCACGCCCGGTTGTGGTGTTGGTATAGATCATGCCGCGACCAATCATGCCTTCATCGGTGAATTCAAATTCATCCCATTGACCCACAGGCATTGATTGATCGTTATGTTGGAAGTACATAGGAAGCGGTCTGCCAGATTCAGCAAACTCTTTTGCCCATGCTTGGAATGGCGCAGCTTGATAATTAAATCTGCGACCGTCTGCGCCTTCACGCGCACCCCACGTTGTCAGCATTGCCTCAATCTTGCCGCACATTTCATCGGAAGATTCATCGGCCATGCGACCTAATGCAACTTGCGATTCGAAAAAAAACGTCACGTTTTTAGTCATGGAATATCACCTTTTTCTGTTGCATCCCATTGGTTTGCAATGGTTTAATTTTGCGCTTATCGGCATCTTGTTTTGTTTTGTCTGCGACTTGCTGCTGCACTTGTCGCTTGCGATTTAGGTTAGGCTTTTCCATCCTGCCCCGTCTTTCCGACTGAGTTAGTGTTGCCGCCGCCGCCTGTATCTTGTGGTGAGGAACCCGCAATAGGTTCTTGTTTGCCGCCTTTATTTACTAGCGTTTTAGCAATCGTATCATCAATTTCAGAAAGTCCCAAATATTTTCGCGCTTCATTTGGCGTCATAATTCCAGCATTAACACCAGCGACAGAATAATTCATCTGGTCAAGTGGTGCGCCCTTTAGGAAATTTTCTGTCTGAAATTTAATATATAAGTTTGGGTAACCTTGCAACAAACTCATCTTTAGCTTTTGTTCCACGTTCATGATTAGTGGAGCCATAGTGCTTTTGTAGAATTCATCCAGCATTGATTGCGTATTATTAAATTTGCCTTCTCCTACGCTAATCATTTGAGGCGGTACACCAAACACACCGCAGATACGCTTCATTGTTTGTTCTTTAAGAGCAGCCAAGTCAGCGTCTTGAATAGTCAGCATATCTACTGGCATATACTTCATGCCGTTATCTAGCAACATACCTTGACCGGGTTTAGATGGGTCTGTAGGACGGGAGCCTGTAAGCTGTGACCATCCTTCTTTTAACCGGGCTGCAATTTCTTTAAACTTTGAATCAGGAATGACTTGATCTGTCATGAACAAACCAGATGGCTTTGCACCATTTTGCATTACATAGTTTGCGTAAAGATCAATATCTTGGTCTAGTCCAACTAATTCTGCTAATAGCGTACCTTTATTCCAGCCACCAGAACCCTGCCATCCCATTTCCATCAGATGCATTACCTGCCAATAATCTAATGGCGCATCTTTAGAAAATCCATAACTAGGCGTTGCAAGCCGGTACATTGGATACCTAGTTTCAGTTAGCTGTGTAGTGATTAGCGTAGCATCCAGTATGTACATTTCCAGCGGAGTCTGGTCAGGCTTGCTCTGATCTTTGCGCCAGAATACGGTGTAGCATTCACCCGCCATATCTAACCACATAGAGAACTGATACCAGAACTCATATTGCGATTGGAAATTATTAGGGTTAGCCAGCAGACTATAAACTTGCTTAGCTTTAATTTTGTCTCGCGCACCAATAGACTTATCGTGGCAAGCATTAACTAATTCATCTTTTGCGTTGTATGCAACAATCTCTACCGGCAACTGAGACAGTGCTCTAGCCTTAACTGCGAGGCAAGCCATGACCGTAGAGTTGCGAGATAGCACTGACATATCCACCGTTCGCCCTGCTTGCGTAGCAGAACTGGTGGTGACATACAGCATTTGTTGGAATGCTGATTGCGAACCGATGTTGCGGAGTACATTATTACCTAGCGTTGTCTGCCCAAACAGCGTGTTGCTTTCAGATTTTGCGACTGATTTACGCTTAAAAATGTCGAGCATAGCCATGATTTACACCTTAAAAAGTTCGTATTCCATAATTCCCATGATCTACTGGATGATCTAATGAGCAGTGCATGGCAATAATTAAGGCGATAATACCATCAACTTTTGCTGATTTGTCTGCTTCATTTTTACGAATTTTTATGTTTCCGTTTACATCTTCATACACTTCGCAATTGCCTAGCTGCCATCCTAAAAACGGATTGCCATTATGTTTAATATTATTTCCTAAAATTAATTTCTCTATATGCTTTGATGGGTTGTTTAATACCGCCATGCCCTGCCCTACTTTTTTGACTGGCATAGCATCATCATATAACCGGGCAACTAAACTAGCCGCATTGTATGCATCGTAGCCCACTTCTTTTACATCATACTTCTGCGCTTGCTGTCGTATGTAATCGCTAATCTCTCGGTCATCCATTACATTGCCTTGCGTAAGACGCAATATGCCAGAGTCTTTTGCATTTCTAAATATATCTTGATAGTGTTGCGGCACATGATTTAATCCTTCTTCTGGCAAGAAGAATTGCCACTCAGCAAAAAAGTTATCTTCAGCATAACGCTTTAGTGTGCATACAGCATTTAAGTCTCGCGTTGCCGCTAAGTCAAAACCGATGAACACAGATTCAGGTTCTCTAGTATCTACCGGAGCAGCGCACAAATCCCAATGCGATCTGTCAATCCATGCAGAGTTTGCACTAACAAAAACATTTAGCGTTTTGCAAAGAAACTCGTTTAGTGTTGCTGGCTTATAGCTGGCCTCATCTGCTCTCTGTTTAATAGCCTCTTCAAAGACTGAGATGCCGTGCATAGGATTAGCTTTAGACCATGTGTCAGGGTTGCGCCAATCATCATGTTGGTCTAGCCCATACAGCAGACCAAACCAGCGAGGATTGTCAGGAGCCTCACCAGACAGTATGGTCTGCATCATCAGCAGGTCTTCATGAAACTTTGTGTCTTTAGTAAAGCTGGCTGTAGTGATGTAAATACGCAGCGGATTTTTTCGCGCCACCATACCAGAATGCAAAACTTCAATTGCGTTACGGTCAATAATTTGTGCCGCCTCATCCACAATCGCGCAACTAGGATTAAGACCATCGCCTGTCTTTTTAGTATCCCTAGACAGCGCACGAAACATAGATTGCGAATCACCAATTTTAGTTATCTGATGCTTTTGCACATTGTATAATTTCTGCATCTCAATAGGCATAGACTCAATAAGCCCGATAGCAGATGTGAATACAATGCTTGCTTGTTCTCGGTTAGTCGCTAGGGTATATACCTCTGAACCCTTTTCACTAAACAACAATTCATAAAGACCGATGACTGCAATCAGTGTGGACTTGCCTGCCTTGCGAGGAATGAAAACAATGACATCTGTGGTCATTCTTTTAGCCGGGTCTTTCTTAGACCAGAATCCGTAGATGGCGCAGATGAGAAGGATTTGAAATGGTTGTAACTCTACTGGCTGACCAGCATACGCGCCTTTGGCGTGACGCAAGAATGATGTGAATTGCAAGAAATGGTCTACAGCCTTAGGCTGAAATTGCCATTCCCATTCCTTATTTTCTAGGTGGTTCAGGAACCGTTGGCAAGCAAGAAGCACATTGCGGCATACGCTTATTTCTCCCTTTACTACCTGATTAGCATAAACAATTCCGTCTTGCCATCGCATTACTATTGCCAGCCTTTCAAAAACTCACCGATCGGTGAGTTATCTTCTAATTTATTTGCAGCAAGTCTGGACTTAGGAGTAAGCCCTAACTCATTCATTATCTTAATGCAATTTTTCATGGCCTCATTTGCGACTGATATAAATGGGTTAGGCGCAAGCGTTTTGCCATTATTTATCTTCACTACTAGAGGATGCTTTTCTTGCTGTGCCCTAGCGTCAATATAAGTCTGCATCTGATCTGCCAGCATCATTAATGTGTGACGATCTTGGTCAGTGCCGATACCGTAAACGTCATAAAGGTATTGCGCCGTTTCCTCAACAAATCTTTGCTTGCTAAAAAATTCTGGCTGGCTCGCCCATTCAGCAAATGGGATTCGCGCCTTTAATTTTTCAGGAATGGAAACGCCTACGTTTAAACCTTTGCTGCCATGAACCGCATGAACCTCTGGCGGCAGTTTATTTGTTGCCATAATTGACCACCCCCCCTACATACTCACTATCCAGAAGGCTCTGTCGGCCGCTGCTGTACATACATAAGGCAAAAAATAAGTTATTGACAATAAAAATTTTTCCAAACTGGAAAGAAAAACGTAAAATTTTTCTAATCTGTTAACGACAAACGCGCCAGTAGTCATCACCTGTGTACTCAATGACTCCTCGGTCTGTGTAGTGCAGGTACTTGCCCTTATTCTCATCCATCGTCTTTAGTGTGTGGCAAGCTGTGCATAGTGACTGAAACAAATTAACCTTAAACGTATCAGCGTTACGTCTATGAGGGAAGACATGGTCTACTGTGTTAGCAGCAGTGATCTTCCCGGTACTCTTACATCTAGCGCACAATGGCTCTTTAGATAATTGCCTTACGCGCATCTTAGCCCAAGCCTGTTGCTTATACAGCTTATCGTTGGCTTTGGCCTTTTCGGTCACCCCTCCCCCATGCTCTGCACAATAGGCAGAACGATGGGTCTTAGGGTTACGGCAACCGTATTGCTTACATTCTGTGTTAAGTGGAGCGTATGGCACTACTCAGCAACATCCTGTTTTGGCGCTGGCTCAACAATAGGCGTCCGCATCAGGACAGATAGCTGCTGCAAGGCAACATACTCAGCCGTATCAGGTTTAGCTTTAGCCAGTCTGGCATTAATCTCTTTAGCATCTAGGGTAGTCACATAACTAGCCGCTGCTTGTGCGAGTGATTGATATGTAGTAGTCAGATGATTAATTGCTGCATCCAGTTCTTTGCTCATGATTGCTCCTTATTTAAAGCGTCTTAGTTTATAGAGTGTGGAATCAATAAGGTCTGCTATTGCATCCACTAGGTTTTGAATCTCTGGGTCTTCACCGAATAAAGCGCGACCCTCTGTTAATTCTTGGCTTAGATATTCCATATATGCAAGCGGTTGCATATCTTCATATGAATCAAATACGCCGGGAAACTTTGCAAGGATTACATTGTTTTTGCCTTGATACGCTTCAACCACCGCATCCACCAGATCGGGCATTTCCTCATAAAATTCACCCAATGCAATATGCGCCGCATAGGATTCTGTCTGCCAATGCATGATATGCGTAACGATTGCTGAATGCAGCAAGTCCATGACCAATTCCACCAGCGTTTCATCGCCGTTGTCTTCGCCTTTGACCGCCATGCCGTTTTTAATTGAAAAGGTAACCATGTTTTGCCTTATGTGTTTTT